ACAAATGTTCGTGTTGGCGATATGATCAGCCTCACCATCGATCGCCCTTTCGAGGGCTATTCCGATGCTGAGGTTGAGGCTCAGATCGTAGGTTTGATTACCTACCTTACGGCTGGCACTAATGCCAACCTTAAGAAGCTGATCCTCGGGGAGAATTAATGGATGATTTGATTATCATCGCAATTATCCTCCTTACAGGTGGCACCGGCCTCACGGCCGGTATCGTTCTGGGATACATGCGGACTCAGGTTAACCGAGTCCAAGTGATATCTGCTAAGGATGCAGGACTTATCTAGGAGGGAGTTTTTACAGCTCCTTCTTCAAATGGTCCAACATCTTTGCGTTAGACGGAAATAAAACTGAGGATCGAGACATCATGAGCTTGGATCCCTAACCTTCTTAAGGAGGAGAGATGAAAAGCCAAGTTAGTCTCCTTGTCTGTCTGCTTGAAGATTTCAGCAGACAGATAGGGTATGATTCCTCTAGTGACATAGTCACAATTGAGAAACGAATCGCATTCGAGGGAATTGCTTTCCTCGAAGCGACTCTGCCCACGCTGGATGACATCCTTTTGGATGGTCTTTCTAGCGGGCTTCTCCCTTATTTTCAAGGGTGGAAGTCGGCAAAGTCGGAGCGGATACCTCTTATTTTCAGAGGTTTCTGGGCTCGCGTATTCGATTCTCAGTCTGGCGTGTTACTTGATGAGCCTGACCCTTTCTGTATACGTGCCCTCAGGCAGCTCTCTAGACTCTGTAAAAAGAAGAAAGAGGTCTGTTCTGATAAGCGCGTTCAGGAGGCTGTGGTTAAGTTTGTCGACACAGATGTAAATCTGGGTTGGCAGACCACCATTCCCTCGGGTCTCCGCGATGTGTGCCAGTGGTTATTTGGTGACATCGTCGGACGGTCCGTAACTTCGGCTTTAGAGCCGAAGCACGGACCAGGAGCTGTTGCCGAGAAATTGGGAAGTAATTCCCGATGGGGTTTTCGAAAGATTTCCCCAATGGTAGAGTCTCTGCTTGGAGCGGAATATTTCCGTCACAGTTGGAGTTCTATCCTCGACGACTACCCTCAAATCGGTACTATTCCAGCAAGGCTAGAGGCGGTCCCAAAGACCTTCCTTAAACCACGCTTGATCAGTATCGAGCCTTCCTATAATCAGTTTGCACAGCAGGCTCTGCACAGTAACCTCAAAGAGGCACTGAGCTGGACTGCTGTTGCTGACTATAGGGACCAAGAGCCTAATAAACTCTTGGCATGGCGAGGTTCCAAAAGTGGTCATCTGGCCACCATGGACCTCTCTGAGGCCTCCGATAGAGTTAGTCTATCTCTTGTGAAAGAGATGTTCTCCTTTAACAGGACGTTTCTTGAGTACTTACTCAAGACGCGTAGCCCTATCGTTGAGCTCCCTGATGGGCGCAACCACCTTTTAAGGAAGTTTGCGTCCATGGGCTCGGCACTCACGTTCCCGATAGAGACGATGGTATTTACTGCCATCGTCATCTACTCGATATGTGAGTACCAAGGTGTTTGGGAAAGATCTTTTGCAAGATCGATCTTATACACCTCGGAGGATGTGAGTGTATACGGCGATGATATCGTTGTACCGACTCACTTTTACCCAATCGTGAAACGCAACCTAGAGGCACTCGGCCTCAAAGTAAACGAATCCAAGAGCTTCTCAACTGGGAAGTTCCGGGAGTCGTGCGGCGGAGATTTCTTCGATGGTCACAATGTGACTCCGATTTATCTCCGGAGGGATATACCCTCTTCACGGCATCATGTGGAAGAACTCATCTCTTTGTCTGAGATGAGGAACCAACTCGTAGCAAAGTATGGATACATCTCTGCAGTTAAACTGCTTGATGACCATATCTCTGCTTTAATCCCTTACCCTGCAAAGCTCGATGCGATGCCGGGGATTGGACGAGTCGGTCCTGATGATCACGTTCATCTTGAGAAAATGAACGTTAATCTTCAACGAGGCATGATCCGTATGATGGTTCCTAAGTACAAACGTCGTAAAGACGCTGCAACTGGGATCCTGGCTCTTCATAAGAGTCTACGGACCGGTCTCATAGAAGACAAAGATCATCTTACATATGATGGGCGTCCTATAGCTGCCAGACTAAACTATAGGTGGATAACAGCA